GAGATATGTTTATTTTTTTACCTGTTTTAGTTGTGTATTTAAATCTATCTTCTCTAGCATCAAACAATTGTGTTATAGGAACTCCATACACTTCTGATGCTTTTTGTTGTGCAGTTCTTGAATCAGTACCTTTTCTTATTTCATCTAAGTAAGTTTGTGTTTGTTTTAAATCTACTGAGTTAGGTAAGAATCCTGAACCTAAGTTAAGTGGTTTACCTTGTCTACTTTGTTCTAATGCTAATTTAAATTCTGTATCTCCATATTTAGATTTAGCTCTATCAAATGCAGCACCCGTACCTGGGCCTACCATAGAATCTAAGAATCCTGATGTAGAAGTTCCAGGAGTAAAAGCACTGTATAGTCCACCTAATGTAGCAGCACCAACTGTAGATGGTACAGATTGTCCAGTCTCTTGTGCAGCAACTACTGCAGATTTAAAACCTCTTGATACTGGTTGGAATGCAGCGTCTAATGCTAACAAGCCCATTTGAAATTTTCTTTTGCCCCAACTTACATCAGTAATTAAATCTTGAGAATTTTGTTTAGCCATAATTGATTGCACTCTGTTAGCTAAATCTAAAGATAATTGGTCTCCTGGTTGCAATCCTTCTAGTGCAGCTATTGCAGCCAACTCTTTATCGTAGTTAGGATAAGAAATCATAAAGTTAGCTATTGTATCTGCTAACTCAGGTGTTGATTCTTTAAAACCTTTATTAAAACTATTTACTCTGTTAAGAGTCTCTTCAGCATATTGTTGACTTAAATCTGAAGCAGAAAACCTGAGACCATAACTACGCATTATCTTTGTATGGACTATCTGCTAAACGGAATCTGTTCATAGTGTTTTCTACAATAGGAGCCTTCATTCCTTGTTTTTGTATTTCTGCTAATATCGGATGATTGTATTTCTTCATAACGCCAGTAACCCAACTATCTAAATCTGTAGTAGGTCTATTTTTAAGAGGACCATCACCGGCTCCTTGTGTTATGCCAGTAGTGTTAGCTTCATTTTGAAATTTAGTTCCTTCTCGTAAAGTTATAGGCCTACCAACTGCTCTTTGTATAGATTGTGTTACTTCGGCATTTTCTCCTGTAGCAGAAGTACCTGATAAACCTGCAGCTAAATTATTAACTTCTGCTGAAGAACCAGTAGAGTCACCTTCTTTTCTAGGTATATATAAATCTTGAAAAGCTGGGTCTCTCATGTCTGTTGATTCTTTTGCCATTTTTTCTGATGCTGATTTTCGTACCATATTAATTATCCTCTTCCTCTAAAAAATCATGTAGGTTATTTAAAAAGTCCATCATTTCTTCGTTATTAGAATCTTCGTTTTCTAATGTAAAGTCAACTCGTAAAAAAACTCCTGGTATTGGTGAAGGAATCCAGTATTGCATAACTGGAGGAGTGAACTCTTGTAGCTCTGCATCTTCTATTTCTAGTTCTCTATCAAAATTAAATTGCCAGTCTTCAGCATTAATCATGTTATAAAACTCAGAATTAGTTTTTGCCATTGGGTCGTAATCTTTAGCCACCTGTTTGTCCTCCTTGAGCTTGTGCTTGTGCTAATACTTGAGCGAGGCCTGGAGGAGGTCCACCTTGTGGGCCTGCTTGTGGTGGCCCAGCCAATAATGCTTCTTCCTCTTCTGTAGGTTCTTCTCCCTCTGCAGTATAAAACTTGTCTAATATATCTGACATGTTCTGTGGGTTCTTACGAATCTCAATAGCAGCCATTGTTGCTTTAGGATTACCTTGTGCAGCTTGGGCCATAAGAGATTCAAACAATACAGTTTCAGCTCGTTCTTTATTTACACGCTGTTGTATTTTTGTTATGTCTTCTAGGCCATCCATGTTTTCTTGTAATGTCTGTGTATCGATGATGCCCTGTTGTTTTAATTGCAGCCCTGTAATTATTTTTTGTGGCTCATCAAATCCTGCCATTACTCCATAGACTCTTCTTGTTTGATACATTTCAGAAATGTCTGAACTAGGAATATAAGTCTCTTTAAAAGCTGTACCTCTATGCATACCTGCTATAGGTTTTCTCTTACTGGAAAACATTTCCTCATCATACTCAAGTCGTTTAGCATCTACTTCTTGTAATGCTTCAGCAAGTATTCCTTGATACTCACGAACATGCAATGATGCAGATTGGCCTAACTCTTCTAATCCTCTACCAGTAACGAAACTGTTAGGAGATTGTCCATCATCAGATACCGGATATGAGGCACCAAGTCTTAAGTGTCTTTCAAGTCTATCTACTTGTTGAAATAATTGATATGGTAGATTATTGACTGGCTTAGACACAGAAGACCCTGGAGCCATATAGTTTACAGCAAATCTTCCTTTACGGTATTTACCTGATTCTATTTCTCCAACAATGTTTGTCTCTGTAAACACTGCGTCCTCCATTGCAATAGTACCAAGAATATTTATTTTTGCCATGTTTGCCATAAGTCCCGTTATATGTTGGAACTGGCTTTGCATTTGGTCAAACGAATATCGTTTAGCTACTACAAAACATGGGCCTGACTTTAATGGGTTTGGCATAAAGTCTATTGTTTTTTTATTTTCAGGCAAGAATACATAAGTACCTTCACTGTCCATATACTCTACAACGACTTTACCACTACCGGTAGAGTTGGCCCATCCACCTTGTGTGTTTGATGCATTTAATAAAACAGAATAAGTATCTATTCCATCGCCATCTTTGTCAGCTTGTTCAAAAATATATTTTTTTGCTTTAGGATATTGTTTCGCAAGCATCTCATGTGGTACTCGAGAAATAATAGCCATTTCTTGTGGTTGTTGGTCATTACCAAATATTCCAGGGAAACAAGTAAACGGGTCTCTTAGTTGTGCATACGGATAAGGATTACCGTCTTTGTCTTTTTTATGATTAATAACCCACACAATAAAACCATAGCCTGGTAACCATCTACCAACTTGTGGTAACTGCATGTTAAGTTTTTGAAACTTATCATAAGAAGTTACAATTCGTTCTATCTTTTCAGATTTTTTTCTAGCTCTCTCTGAATCTTTTTCATTCATTATATCTACTTTTAAATCAGGAGTTCTACCTAATTTTTGAGCAAATCGTTCTAAGGCTGTTAAGAATAAGTTAGGTGCTGGTAACTCGTGATACTCTACATCTACTGATTTACCAAGTAAAGCTCTTACTGCAGCTTCACCACCATTCATGATGTCTCTTATTCTTGACCTATCTACTAAAGCGTCATTATTTATACTTCGTAAATAATCTATCCTGTTGTAAATTTCATCGTTATTTAAAGGCATTTATCTCCAATTATCTAAATCCATACTACTAGGATTATATCCAGTAAAGCTAGGATTATAATCATGTCCTACTTCTGCAAATCTTTCTTTTTGCATTCTTCTTATGGCCCTCATTGGAAACCAACTAGCCATAACTATATCAGTCTTTGTACCTACAGATTTGCTTCTAGTTCTTGCAGAACTGAAATACACTAACTGACTTGTATATAAGTTTACCTTTTCTTGAGCCTCATAGCTAAGATATGGCAAAGAAATATTTTCTTCTTGAAATAATGGTCTCATAGCTGTAACACCAAATATAGGGTCAAATTTTTGATTCCTAGTTTCATGTCCTTCTAGGAAAACACCATGTTCAGATGAAAACTTTCTAATAGACTCATCTTGTCGTATTGCTTTTTGAAATCCGTTTTCTTCTATTACCCAGTGGCTACATGTGTATTTAGCCCACCAGTCTTTAATAACTTTAAGTGCTTCAGGAATACCACCACCTAGATTGTTATGTAAATCAATTAAATATAGTTTTCCACTCTCGGCATCGTAACCCCATAAGACTGCAGCTTGGTATCCAGTTGATGCTGGGTCAAGCCCTGCAATTAATCTAACTCCTGGTGGTACCTGCCCAATATCTCTTTTTTGGTCTCTACATGCTTCTATCTCTTCACGACTAAATAAACTTAGTCCATCAGGCATAGCTACATTAAGATATACCATTTCAAATATTGCTCTACCACCTGTAGTCTCTGCAGCTCGTTTTCTATCCATAAGCCACTTGTAAGTTCTTTTACCAGTCCATAACATACATTCCTGATGTTCGTCATCTGACCAGTCCGGTAAAGTACATCCTGTATCATGTGCTTCTTCTACTACTGTTGACCAGGATTCGTTGTCTAAAAGATGTGAATATAAATCGTCATAGTGTTGCCTGGAGCCAATAACAATTATTGCTGTATGCTCTTCTTTACGACTTGACAATGTAGTTGTCCACCAGTTTCTAGTGTTTTCTCGTGAAGCAGGTTGCATAGTTGAACCATGGTCCTCGAGGTCGTCTGCAATAATGATGTCACAGTCTCTTGAAAGTATCTTGCCACCTCGGCCAATTCCGACCATGGTAGGTGACTTAATCCCAGTAACAGTACGAGTACCCACAGTAAACCCATTCTGCGACCACGCTTTTCCAGTTCGTGATGTTGGCTTAAAAGTTTTTCCAGGAGGACAGAGTTCTTCAATTAATTTCTCATTGTTTTCTAGTTGGTCTATTACAGAAGAAATAGCATTCTTAGATATCTCTTCATTACCTCCTACCCACAATATTCTAACATTAGGGTTATTGATGATGAGCCACACTGCAAAATGAATTAGTAGGTCTGTCTTGCCATGTCGTGGAGGAGATAGTATCATCTGTTGATTTCCGTGTTCTATAGCATGTAAGATAGATTCAATCCATCGTATATGAAACTCCGGTGTTTCGTAAGGTAAACCTAATTCTGTTTCAAAGTATCTATCTCTAAATTGTTTAAAATCTCTTAGGGACATTTCTGCTTTAGCAGGTAGTGTCCAGTTTTCTGCTTTGGATTTATTTTCCATATCTTCTACCCAAGCAGCGTAAGCATAACTTAGTGCAGCTTTACTACATCCTAGAAGTTCTGCTGCATCTTTCTTTTCCATATCACCTTTAAGGATGATTGGGCCTAATTCTTTGTCTATTAACTGTTCATACACTTTACCTCTACGCTTTTGTACATTAGGTTGAGCTACGGGTTTACCGTCATGCTCTAGTTCATATACAGCACCGTTTTTTCGTGCATGGTATACAGCGTTGTGATAACTCTTAGAACATTTTTCTGAACAGAATTTCTTTTTAGGAGGTCGAAGAATATTATGACATCCTTTAGCGAAACATACTTTGGCCATTACCAGGCCCTACATGACCAGTACCTAGCTGTTGTTTTATCTGTAGCCGTATCACACTTGTGTCTAGCTCTAAATGACTTCCTAGCTTCCGGATTGTTTTTTCTAATTTTCATGTTGGGGTCACCAAACATTACTTTGACAACCTTTCCACCTTTACCTGTTACATAGACTTTAGATTTTTTTCTACCATAACCAGGTTCACCTTTACCTATAGAGGATGGTGAGTTTAACTTAACTGATTTACCTTGGTATGTTGCCATTATTTTCTTTTAGTTTTATACAAACGCTTACTATTTTTAGTATGTTTTTTACCTGAATGGATTTGTCCATTAGGCATTTTATGGTGTG